ATGGACAGGCAAGACGCAGTACTGGCAACCGCTCAAAAAACAAGCGATGCGCTCGATATCGTCCTCAGCAAGGCCGCGCAGCTCGAGTCACTGCTCGCCCTGATGACAGTAGACTCGATATCGGCCGATCTGCTTGGAAAGCATCAACAAAACATATGCTGGCTAGGACGATGCCTGGCGGCCGAGATCGCGGAAGCAGCGGCACGCCTGTGAGCTACAGAACGCGGGCATTTAGTAGCGTGTGCCTTACCGAATCTTTTCCCTGATGTAGAATTCACCCGAAAATAATATCGAGGGGCACCGTGAAAAAACAGGCTATTCCAGCACTCACAGGATTACGTTTCGTCGCCGCCGCCGCGATCGTGCTCGATCATCTATGGCCAGTGATATTCAAGCTGAATCCGGGTGTACCGTTCGCCGATCCATTTCACCAGTTGTCGTTTCTCGGCATGTCGCTGTTCTTCGTGCTTAGCGGCTTCATCATCCATTACAACTATTCGGATACCGTCGGCTCAACGCGCGGCCTATATGACTTTGCCGTCGCCCGCTTCAGCCGCCTGTACCCGCTATTCTTCGCGCTAGCGGCCTTCGACGTTATCTGCGGCAACTTCTTTCTTTACGCGCCCGACGCCTATCGCCTGCAGGATCTGGAGGCGCTGTCCTACCTACTGGCAGGCGTGCAGAGCTGGGTATACGGTTTCATCGGCGATAGCCCGATCGCGTTCGCGTTCCATTACACCTTCGTCGCCTGGTCGATCAGTACCGAGTTCTTCCTGTATCTGACGTATCCGATAATCTGCCTGCTGATGCTGCGCGCCGGTACGCCACGCCGCGCCGTCGTCGGCGCACTCGCCATCGGTGCCATGGCGGCTGTCGCGCTGTCACTGCTGAAGCAGCATACGGCGTTTATTGATCATGTCGGCGCGTTGATCGGGATCGTCGAGAACCCGAAGGCAAATCCGGGCACGCTGTTTTCGGACTGGTTTAATTACATCGCGCCGTACTCGCGCGTGCTTGAGTTCCTTACGGGGTGCGCGATTGCCCAGGCACATATGGTATTGGCGCGGCGCAGCGTAGGTATTAGGGAATTGCGTTTTGCCAGGCTCGCGATCGCGATAGCTGTTGTCAACATCGCGCTATTCGTGCTGCGCAACGAGCTGGGCTCACCGCGGCTCGCCGCAGTGGTGGGCATCGTTGGCTTGCTGCCGGCGATCGCGACGGTAATTTTCTGCTGTGCCCGCTACAGCGTGAAGCCACTGTCGTATGCCCCGCTGGTTGCGCTCGGCGAGGCCAGCTATTCGATGTACCTGCTGCATATGATCGTGATAGAGAAGTCGGCGCCGGGCGTTTCCGTCGACGCCACTCCGGAAAACATCGCGATCTTCATCGGCCGCACGGTGATCATTCTGGCGGCCATCGCGGTAATCTCGCTCGGCACACACCGATATTTCGAGCAGCCCGCGCGCCGATTCCTCCGCAGGCTGCTGTCTCCACGCGTCCGATCTATCGGCGCACGCGGCACTGTAAGTACCCGTTGACCGTTGCCGTGCTGGTCGTCACGCTGCCGGCCTCGGCGACGAGATAAACCGTTGTGGTTGAGCTGATATTGATGCGCTTGACCATCGCATTAATGGCTGTCGTACCGTTTGTTCCAGTGGTGAGCGTCGTTCCCAGATAAGTGGTGTCCGGGCTCGCAGGAAGCGTGGCTGACGTCGTCGTGATACCGGCTGCGATATTCGCGACGACGGTCGATGCAGCCGGTAAAAACAGCGCCTGCCCCCAGCAATCGTAATCGCCAGCCGCTAGGGAAATGCTCGTCGCATTGACTGTTGCGCCGGAAGTGATAGACGTACCGGCCGTCGAGTTCGCTGCGAAATAACCGATGCTTCCAGCGCTTGCACTATCGGCGAGTGTCGTGCCGACAATTCCAGCTGTCGTCGATGGCGTGATCGTGCCGGAAGCATTGAACGTTGTGGCCTTGACGGCCGCTGCAGTCGTGCAACCCAGGCATGGCGGCGCCGCAAAGATGGTATTCGTGAATTGCGTGGTGGCGACCTGCATTGTATTCGTTCCGGCTGCCGCAGTCGTCGCAGTCGCGGCGCCAAGTGCGGGCGCGTTCAGGCTGGTGATATCGGTGTTTGCGCCGCTCGATGCAATGGTGAGCGCTGCTTTCGTCTGGAAAGAGGGGTAAGCGCTGGCGCCATTCGAGGCGAAGATCGTCCCCGATGCTGAAGGCCCAATTAAAGAAACAGCGCTTGTGGCATTGCCAACCATCACATTGTACTGGGTCAGCGCGTTCAGGCCCGTGCCACCGTTTGCCACCGGCACAATGCCTGTCAGCGCAGTGCCGGGCACATTAGCCCATCCGGCGGCACTCGACGGTCCGGTCGAGATGATGGCCTGTCCAGAAGACGATCCCGAAGTGTTCAGAAGCTGGACTGGGACCGTAGTGGTGGCAAACACGGATGCCGCAGCGAGCAGTCCGGCAACCGCCGCCAAGACTCTGGAGATTCGATTTTTCATTTTTCAGTCCTTGATGATGGCTCGGGAGCCTTCGTTAGGTTCGATTGATTCGGCACAGTGGTCGGTTGGCTTCCCTGCAATGAGCGTCGCGGCCCAGCCGAGGAACGCGCACATCGCACAGCCCCATTCCTTCCCTTCAAGCCGCGCCTTTGCGGAGCGACTGCTGATCGTCTCGCGCGGGTCGCCACCTGTGATAGCGTTGCCGAGACAGTCGACGCAGTAAGCAACGCTATGCGCCCATCCATCACCGTTCGGGTGATAGACGAATATCACCGCGCGGGCGACGTTCCATAGCGCGATCGCAAGATTGGAAACGTAGATCCAGATAATCACGATTGGCTCCCCGGTGGCAGCGATTGCGCTAGCAACTCGGTCTTGCGATCGCTGCTCTGCGTGGTGCCGAACCAGAAGTGCACAGCGACGAGCCATGCTGTGCCGAGTGTGCCCGTGAAACCGTACACAATGGCCTTATTGGCGTCGGGCACATTCACATACATCAGCATCACCAGCATGGCGAAGAAGCCGGCCGTAATCGCGAGCGTGAGCAGTGTGGGCGTCCATGACTTTGTCGACACCTGCATATCGCGCGCGCTCACCGTGTCCTGCACGGTCAGACTCGCAAGCGTCTCTGTATCCTTGAACCCGGCCTGCGCCATCGCAACTGCGTAATCCTGATCGGCCTTACGCATCGCGGCGAGCTGCTCCGGCGTCGCACCGCTGATTGCCGCGGCGAGCGTGGCCTGACGGTCGTCAGTCGACGCGGTTGGCTGCGGAGTAATGCCGAACACGCTTTCAAGTGCCGTCACCGCGCCGCCAGCGAGCGGACCGCCCAATACCGTCGCGATCGTTGGCGCGAGCGTCTTGACGACGTTTAGCGCATCTGTCCATCCGCTCATGGCGATTCTCCTGCAAGAATGTTGTTTGCGATGCGGCGAGCCCAGCCCTTCGAATAGCTTGGCCAGACATCGAGTCCACACATGTACAGCAGGCGATATGCGTCAAACTTCGCGATCAGCCTGTCCACATTCGCGGCCTTCACTGCAGCAAGCGTGGCGGGTCCAAACTGCCCATCTGGAGTCGCACCGGTGCACTGTTGAAGCCACAGGACCGGATGGCCGCCGTTGTACGCAGCGTCGAACACCTGTTGACCAATGCGGGGATCGAAATCATCGCAGTGAAATACATCCCAGTACTTCGTCTTTGCGATCTGTTTCGCCTGATCCAGCGTGAGATCGTGCATGTCGCCCTGGAAGCCACATTCGCGGGCGACCGCCTGTGTGATTCCCCACATCGTCGGGCCGCCGTCGTCCACGACGTACCCGCGCTCGATGCCGATCACATATGCGAACGTGTCGTCAAAGCCGCTCATTCGATGCTCCTCGCGCGGCGCTCGCGCCTGATCGTTACGTAGGTCTGCACGACGCTGTAGACCGTCGATGCAATGAGTGCAATTCCCGATAGGGTGATGCTGTCGATGGCATGCCCGATCGCAAGACCTAGCCACGCCGGAACCGTTTTTAGCGCGGCGACGAGCGCGTCTTTGTAGTTATCCATTCTTATGCCCCGATATTGTTGGCCGTGAATGCCGTGCCTGTTGAACTGTTGCTATAGCGAGTCGTGATATTGGCGGGATCAGCGATGTTGTCGATCATGCTGCATGCCACTGAAGCAGCATCGATCACCGCGCCGTTTGTCGCATAACCACGGAATGTATTGCCCTGAATCGAGCTATAACTCTCGCTGAGCATCACGGCTTGCTGGATGCCGGGCGTCGCGGCAGCGTTATAAATGTTGTTGCCCTTCACCATGTTGTTGCGCCCACCGGTCGAATAGACGCTGTATTTCATCTCGCGGAAGGTGTTGCCGAGAATCGTGCAGCCCTGACAGTTCTGCATATAGACGCCATAGGCATTCGCTTCGGCGGGCGCGTTGTAGATCTGAGCGCCCTCGATAACGACGCCTTGGCAACCATTCAGGTAGATGAGATTCACTTGGGTAACGACGTTACCCATATCGAACCATCCACCTAGAATCGTCACCATTGAATCAGCCGAACCAGAACCGCCAGCCGCGTTCACATAGACACCATATGTTGAAACGTTGTCCGCGCGGCAATTAATCAGTTGCACATCCTCATTACCGGTATTTGCCGACGCGGACATGTCCAATTCATAGCCAATCGGCATTGCGAGCGTTTCGCAGGCAATGAACATGAGATCCGAAACATAAGCCCCATAGGCGAAGAAGCCGATAGAACCGGTACTTGACGAACCCACTACGTAGCAATCACGGAACACGCTCGATTTGTTGCCACCCGGATTTGTGCCGCCGCCGTTGATATCGAAGCCCCGGCAATTGCTGACACCATTGGGAGGTGACACAATGATCTGGTTCGCGATCGTATTGCCGGCGCCCATCAGGCTCACGCCATAAAGATGGTTGTTAACCTGCAGATCGGTCAGTTCAAGTACAGCTGTGTACTGACCGGTAATCCCAACACCACCAGTTCCAGCAATCGTCTTATCAACCGTAAGATTGCGAATTGCGACTCCCTGAAGCGTCGAGCCCGCAGCACCAATTACCTGAATAGCCGATTGATTAGCACCGGTACTCTTGATGACCGTCGAATGCCGTCCTTTGCCTTGCAGAATCGTGTTTTGTCCGACGCTTCCCACGCCAGTCCCGATTTGAACCAGCGTGCCGATGAGGTATGTACGCGCCTCGAACTGGACGATGCCGCCCGTGTTCTGCAGGAAGTTAATCGCGCTCTGGATCGCGCTCGAATCATCCGTCGCGCCATCTGCGGCAGCGCCGAACCATTCAGGATAGATCGTCATCCCATTGGTCGCACGCGCCGCCATGTTCATGAGCAGCTTGACGGGCCCGGCAAGCGGCGCAGACTGCAATTGCACAAGCTCTGTGCCGGCCTTCCCAATGAAATAGCCGCCGTTGATCGGGAACAGCTGCGTGTTCGGGTTGAAGGTCAGTGCGGCAGAGATCAGCGTCGGGCCCGGGATGATCAGCGTCGCTCCTGTGCTGCCCAAGGCAGCGATGGCGTTCTGCACAGCAGCCGTATCGTCTGTGACGCCATCGCACTTCGCGCCGTAGGCGGGGTCGCGCAAATCGATGAAATCGTTGATACGGTTCGACAGCTTCGATCCTGCCGCGACAGACGAATCTGTGACAGTGCCGTTTCCAGGCGTGCCGACGGCGACAGACTGTCCGACCTTTACCACCACCTGCTTGATGCCGACGGGAATCGGCGCGCCAAAGTTGATATAGCCAGCCGGCACAGTGAAGCCAAACTGCGGGACGCCAGCGAAATAGGCCCATACATTTGCAGCACTGCCCGGCGAAACTGGTATCGGAAGCTGAACGGTGGTCCCTTCTACATAATCAACGCCCGAGTTGAAAACATAGTCCGTCATCTGCCCGTAGTTCAGCGCGAGTGTCGTCGGCGAGCACACCGGCAGCGACATCACGGTGTTGCCGCTCTTGTCCAGCACCAGCATCGAATACTGGCCGGACGGCAGATATGCGGCAACGGGCGAGCCGTTGAGCGAGATCGATCCCTGCACGGTCCCGAGCGGCTGCGCCATGGGGATCGTAAGGCCGATGTCCTGATAAACCGTCAGCGGGTTTGTAACCGGGTTGACGTTCGGCTGCCCGATGTAGATGCTGCCCCCGTCGAGCGGAAGGCCCGCAAGGTTAGGGAAAAACTGGATCGGATTGGCTAGTTCGCTCGCGTTCATCGCTTACCTGTTCGATTTTGAATTGTTTTCCTGCCGTACCGAATTGATCGCGCCAGCCAGCCAGCGCTCGCGCGTCCCCGAATCGTTTGGTGCTGCAGCCTCTTTCGCGAGGGCGTAAAACCGCCGCATCGCGCCTGAGTTCGCTGCAGCCTTGATCTGTTGCTCGGTGGGCGCGCCGCCGGACTTCGCTAGCTGCGTGAACTCGGGCGATACGAGCAGCTCGTCGGCGGCCTTCATCACGTCTGGCTTGCCGTGCGTGAGCGCGCTGACAATCGCGTGACCGAGGCCTGCGCCAACCGGGCCACCCACGTGCGCGCCGCCTGTCACCGCCGCACCAATCGCCGCCTGACGGCCTTTGTCGAGCACCTTGGACATCAGGCCGTCCGGAGCGGTACCGAGGTCCTGCCGGGCGGCCATGATCCGCCCGGTGGAAATGTTTTCGCGCAGGGAGTTCGCCACGCCGCGCGAGACCGTCGCGAGGTCGAGAAACTGACGGCGGCTGTCGGCCGGCAGACTCGCCATCAGCGCATTGAAGGCGCCTGAATTTTTCTTGACGCCATCCATCCAGTCAGCAAACGATTTGAAATTGAGCGTCCCGTTTTTCGTGGCATTGCCGAAGGCATATTGCAGGCCGCTCGTCGCCGCCTTCTGGCGAAGGTTCTCCGGGATCTGCTTCATCAGGTTGACGAACTTCGTCTCGTCGCCCTTCGACATAGATTGCACGGCCGTGCCGAGCTTGCCCACGATCGAGTCGCCAAGCTGGCGACCGAAGAGCTTCGTCATGTCGTCTTCGTAGCTCTTGCGCATCGCCACGGTTGCCGTGGCCGTGCGGTAGGTATCGCCGACACCCATGTCGTCCGCGACTTGCTCCTGATCCTGCGCGAGCTCGCCATAGAGCTTCTTGAGCAGCGGTACCGGCGATTTGGAAAACGGGCTCAGTTGCCCATCGAGCGCCATGCCGATATGCTGCCGCTCGTTGTCGAGCAGCGCGTACGTCGGCTGCTGCAGCTCGGGCTCAAGCCCGAGATCGCGCGGGTCGATCATCTGGCCGCCGACGGTCATCGGCTGCTCTTTCGGGGTAAGGCGCGCCAATAGGCGCTGCTCGCCATCCGTCAGGTTCCTGGCGTTCCCACCGAGATCCTCGAGGCGCTGATTGATGAAGGCGAGCGTATTCGGCGCCGGCGCGGCGGTGCCAGCCGGAATTCCCTTATTGACTTCGCCATAGAGGCTTTCTGCGGTGTCACCGAGGCCATCGATGATCGCCTGATGCTGGTTCTTGACTTCGGCAGACAGCTCGCTCAGATCAGTCGTGCCGCCAGCCTTCTCGATGAGCGCCTGCGCGCGCTGGCCGAGCGACTGCAGGTTCTCGGTCTGCGCCTGACCCGCCAGGCTACCCGGGTTTGATTTGATCGCCTGCGCGAGCTCTCGATACGACTGGTTCGTCGTCATGTGATCGGGATCGAGCAGATCCGTCACGCCGAGCCGGTTCGCGGCTTCGACGACAGCCTGATCTGGCGCGGCCTGTGTTGCCAGTATGTCTCGCGCCGCATTCTTGCCGAGTCCAAAAGGCGCGCCCTGAGCGCCGACCGCTTTGCGGGTCTGCGCGGCCAGCTCGGACGGCTGCATGAGCTCCGGTGACTGGACATTGGCTGCGGGTCCAAGTCCGGGCGCAGCTTCGGCAGTCGCTTGGGCAGCTGGCACGGGCGCAGCAGCAGTGGCCGCAGTGGCGCTTTCCGTCGCGGGCGATGGCGTAGCGACGCCATTCGAATTGACGTTGATGGGTGCCGCGGTTGGCGGAACCTCATTGAATTGCCCAGGCGCAGCACTTGCCGTTGCAGGGCGAGCGGCCGTCGGCGGCGCTGCGGGCGCACCCTCCTGAGGCGCGGTGCTTCCCATCGTCGGCTCAACGCGTTCAGCGCCGCCTGCTGCTGCTTGCGCTTCTGCTTTTGTCGCGCCATACATGCGCTGCGCAACTGCGGCTACTGCCGGCGATGCTTGACCGGCCATCCCCTCGAGCGCGCTCACGCCGCCCATGGTGAGGGCCATCGTGCCCAGATTGATAGCGAGCTGCGCCGCCGGCGAATAGCCTGCATCGGCGGCATGCTGCGAAGCAGCCTGACCGGCTGCCATCGCTGCCGCCTGCTTGCCAGCATCGGCTCCAAACGTCTTGCCGAGCTGCCCAACGATGCCCGGCACTTCCGCCGCTGCACGTCCGGCACCAGCAAACGTGCCAGCTTCCGCGACGCCCTGCGCGGCCGCATTTACGCCACGCTCGACATTGCCCACCGGCTGCGGCAATCCGAGCTTGTTCGCGAGCGCCGCTGCCTGCGCGCCAAGTGGTGCAATCTGTGGATCATGGCCTACCAGCGCACCCACCTGATTTAGCGTCGCGGCGATCGGGTCATAGCCCAGGCCGACCGTATTGCCCACCGCCTGAATCGCATCGCGTGCTGTCAGCCCGAGCTGGCGCCCGACGTCACCGGCAAAGCCTTGTGATTGCGGCCCCTGATTCGGGTCGGTCAGCGTCGCGCCTTGCGGCAGCTGCGCGCGGCCAGCCTGAATATCCGCCTGCATCTGCGCGCGTACGTCGGGCGGCATCTGTCCATTGTTGAATGCCGAGACGGCGCCAGCCGGGATTTGTATCACCTGTCCGGCAGACTGTGGCACCGTGGGCGTGCCCTGCTGCGGCTGCTGTCCCGCCGGCGGCGTCTCGCCAATGTCCTGTCCGTTCGGCCCGGTCTGGATGATCGTGCCGGGCGCCTGAGTGCCGGTATCCGTCGGGTTGAGCTGCATGCCCTGCGGCAACATCACCTTGCCGCCCCGCACGTCCTGCTCGAACTCGGCGGCCGACTGCGGGTCCATCTGTCCTGCCTTATAGGCAGCGAAGACCTTCGAGAGACTCGGTGCGTTCGTGTTCGGCATGCCGACACCGAGGTTCGACGTGTCGGGCGCAGCCTGAAGCTGATACGGGTTAGCACCCTGCGCGCCGCCGCCCTGATCCTGCATGAACGATGGCGTCGCCGTTGCATTGTTCGGCGATGCACCCGTCACACGCTTGACGTAGGCCATCGTCTTATTGCCCCAGTTGCTGGGATCCGTGCCGCCGTGATATTCCGCCGTCGCGAGAATCGGATTTCCACCGTTGCGGTCCATCGACTGCTTGAGAAGATAGGCCGCGCCATAGGCCGCCGTCTGCGGATTCAGATACGGATCGACGCCCGTCTGCTTGAGGATCGCCTGCCGTGTATCCGGCGTGATCTGGTACGGCGTGCGCGCGCCTGCGCTGCTCACCTGATCAGCATTCGATTTCTCGCCCAAAGTGCGGATGTTCTGCAGCCACCCGTTAGGAATGCCGACGGCAGCCGATGCCGACTGATCGGCTGCGGCATAGACCGGGTCGCTATAGCTGGTCGGAAAGACGGTTTGGTCGGCCATCTCACTGCCCGTAAGACATATAGCGCGGCATTGCGCCAGGCGCTGCGTTCGGCGGCGTCACATTGCTCGTTGCGCCCTTCAGGCCGCGTGCCATGAAGTCGTTGAACGAGGTTCCGGCTGGCACCTGAACGCCCAGCACATTGCCATCGCGCGGCAACTTGCCCATCGATCCAGCGGCGCTTATCCAGTCGGCCTTCGCGTCGTTGTATTGCGCCATACGGCGCTGCACGTTCGCATATGAGTTCAGCCACGCCGTGATCTGGTCAGGATCGGCGTTGTCCGAAGGGAAGCCCTTCTGGATGATCGATGCATCCTTGTCAGTGGTGCGGCCGCCCTGAATCTGCCCGAAGATTGCGCTCGCGCGCATCGATGCATATTCCTTCTTCAGGTCGTTGACGGAGTCCTGACCGCCAAGCACGTCCTGCAGGGTCATCTGCACGTTGCCGGCGATGCCGCCATGCTGCCACGCGCCGTTGCTCACGAGACCTTGAATCTGATTCGCAATGCCTGTAGCGCGATCAGCAGACTGCTGAAGCTGCTGCGATTGCGCAACCGCAGTCGCCTGCTGCTCGGCCATCCCGGATGCCATATTCGGCACCATCTGTTGGTACCGCAGCTGCTGCATACGGATCGCGGTATCGGTTTGGAATTTCTGCTGATCAAGACCGAACGCGGCGACGCGCTGCTGCACCTGGTTCTGGATGTTCTGGACGTTCGTTTGCGTCTGCGCGAGGTTGGCCTGCGCCTGCTCAGGTGCGACGGATGCATTCGCCTGTGCCGTCGTCGCTTCGGCCGCCGTCTTGCCGATCGTCGCGGGCTCGGTCATCAGCGTCGAGAAGTGCGACGCGAAGTCCTGCGGACCCATCGCGGCGGATAGCGCGGCGCCGAGATAGCCCTGCGCCGCCTTCGGATCACTATCGATCAGCTTGCTGATCGTTTGTGCATCCTGCATCTGCTTCGCGAAGACCGGATTGCTCGGATCGGTGCCGGAGTTCTGGAGTGCCGTGACCTGCTGCCCGACGATCTGCTGCGCGAGATCCGGGCGCCCATTCACGAGCGCCGCATATGCGCGGCTCGGGCCGTCAAGCTGCTGCTGTTGCTGCTGCTGATGGATCATGTTCCAACCTTCCGCAAGGCCGGCATGCTGGTCGGGAAACATCGACGTCAGCGCAGCGAAATTGGACGGCGTCGGATTTGCCAGCGCCTGCTGCAGCATCTGCGGATACATCATCTGCCGCTGAAGGGCGACGGTCTGAACAGCACCCTGGACGCCAGCCAGATTCGCCTGTGCGCCCGTGAGATTTGCCTGCTGACCGAGCAGCCCGGTTTGCGCCTGCACATTCTGGATGTTGGCGGACTTCAGCAGCGCGGCCTGCGGATCGATATCCGGAAGCATCGCGCTGTAATTGACTGGCTGCGGCGGCGTCGCCGAAATGTCGGACATGGACGTTCCTTAACCTAATCCGTAGGTAGGGCTTAGCCCGTAGGTCGGGTCGTTCGCCGGCATCGTGAAGCCAGGATTTGTGAAGCCGTATCCGCCACTCCCGCCGCTGCCGTTACCAAGACCGCCCGCTGCCGCCTGAATAGCTGCAAGCGCGCTCGAACCCGTGCTGCCGCCGAGAATGGTGTTGAGCGAACCAGCGCCGGCATTTGCGCCCGCGAGCGTCGCGCCAGCCTGCGCAGCACCGGCCTGCCCGAGAAGATTCGTGATGTTGTTGCCGGTAGACATCGCTGCCGTGCCGGTGCCGGCCGCAGCGCTTTCGCCTTGCTGGATCAGGTTCCCATACCCGGATAGCAGTCCTTGCGTACCGGTCAGCGATGCGCCAAGGTTCCCGATCTGGGTTTGCATCGTGTTCGAAAGAACCTGTCCCGGCAGGTAGCCGAGCGACGCGATGGTGTTGCCCCCACGCAAGCTGCCGGTCGCGCTCGCGTTCTGCAGAATGGATTGCTGCCCAAGCCGCATCGCGTTGGTGTACATCGGGTTCTGCGTGAGACCCTGAATTGCAGTCTGCTGCGCCCCGCTTCCGTTTGCGCCCGTCAGGTTGCCCAGCTGGGTAAGCGTGTTGCCGTACTGGTCGAGCGTGTTGTTGTAGCCCGTCATTGCTCCGGTGCCAGCACTGACATATGGCGCGAGCAGCCCCTGGACGGTGTTGAATTCCCCAAGTTGAACCTGCTGGCCTGCTTGCGATGCCGCCGCCTGCGTATCGGCAGCACTTTGCGCACCGCTCGAGCTGATTGCGGCTCCAGCGACAGATCCGACGGCGGCCGCTGCAAATCCCCATGGCATGATCAGCCCTCCTTAACGAGGACGCGATCGACCTTGTCGGGATCGGTCTCGTCGGTGGCGTGAACGCAAAACCACACCGAATCGGTGATCGCGTCGATCCGGTGTTTCTTGTTCGCGGGAATGACGATCGCAGTCGGGCCGATGTGATATGACACAGCGCCGTCGATCTCTACCGTCACGATTCCCTGCGCCAGAATGGAAATGTGGTCGTAGAGATGCTCGTGGGTTTCGGCGTAGTTACCAGCCTCAAGCGTCATCTGCTTGGCATACTCACGACCAGAGAAGTAATGCTTGATGTGCAGATCGACTTCCGGCTTGCGCGACTGCGCCATCGCCTCAACGACTGCCTGGGAGATAGCGAGATTCAGCATGGCGACCACCGGCGGCGATCTGCGCGGATACACACGATCAGCGTCATACGATCGCTGTCGCTTTCGTTCTTCACCCAGTGCTCGAGGCGATTGTCGAAGTGGTACAGATCGCCCGGCTCGGGATTGATGAACTCATCGCCACACTGGAAAATCGCGCCCGGGGCGCTGCGCAGCGACAGATAGAACTTGTCGTAGTACTCGACATGCCAGCCGCGATCGACGTGCGGTGCGATCGCTTCGCCGGCGGGAATGCGGGTGATCAGGATGCCGCCCAGCATCTCGCCGGACACGCGCTGCATCAGCGGGAAAAGCAGCGGATCGAGCGCCGCGCGCAGGACGTCATAGGCCGGATACCAGATCGGCACGTGGGCATCGTTGAAGCCCGCGTAATCGCCGCGTGCGGCGTAGGGCGCGACGTCGTTGTAGCGCACCCAGATATCGGACATGCGGGCATGCGGCGTGCCCTGCCCGTTCTTGCGGAAGCCGTTGGCGTCCCACAGTTCCGGATGCGCGTCGAGCGCCGCAACGAGCGGGGCGACGTCAATGCCTGAATCGAGTTTGGTGAAGTAATGCATGCGTGCCGACGGAGTCCGTTCGCGCCATCTCGTGATGGCTTTTCGCGGCTGCCGGATTGGCGCGCCGCCCGTTGAACTGAACTCGCGTGGGCAATCTGGAGGGAATCGACGCCCATTACGCGGCTATGGGCAGCCTCACGAACGATATTGCATTTCTATCGTTAATTCAATACCGATAGCGTATTACGAAGCGATCGCACCCGAAATTGTGAGCGTCGCGCCGTTGGTTTCTGCGAATAGTTCCATGCCTGCCGTCAACTTCTGGTTGATCGCGTTAGTCAGCGACAGCGCTGCGCCGGGTGGTACCGATACGCGATCTACGTGCGTCGCATCGGCTGCAGTGCCGCCATTCGGCATGATGAAGAGGTCGACGACAGCCGATCCTGCCGCGCCGGCAGGGTTCCATGCGCTTGCCGCAGTGATCGATACCTGCGAGCCCGCGGGCACCGGACCATAGACGAGAGCCGGCGCCGCGGCGTTGACTACCTGGCAGAGCTGGGCCCAGTTCACTTGCGTGGTCATGTTGATCTCCTAGAACGCGGGCCGCGCCTGAATGTATCCATCGACCGACATAGTCGAGGTTGTGAATGTCGATTCGGCAACCAGATAGACCGTGGCGGCATTGGCCAGCACGATCCGTAGCAATGGCGCCCAGAGGTTGAACGCGGGCGTGCCGCTCAATGCCATCTGCTGCTGCTGATAGGTATCGGGCGGCCCCAGCGTTGCAGAATTCGACGAAACGCCGGCGGTGATCGACTCGACAACAGTCGCCGCGCCAGAGTTGAAAACGACGATGCCCGAGACGTCCCATGTACCGGCCGCAAGCGGAATGCTGCATGCGTTCGCAATGACGCCCGAAGTGAGCGCATTGCCCGTGCTGGATGCCTTCTGGTAGACGCCGCCGGGCGATGTGGCCTTGTATGCGCCGGGAGCCTGCGCGATGAATGCATTGCCCTGCATGAGCGCCTGCATCCCGCTATCCGGCCTCGCTGACGTCTTCGCCATCGATTCCGCGAGCAGCAGAGCCGTAGTCAGGCTATCGCGTGCACCGCGCACCGGAGCGACCTGACCATTTACGAGCAGCGAGAGAAGAAGCGCCGCACCGCCGCTCTGCTCGATTGCATTGGGCAGGTTTGTCCTGATGTCTGTCGTCATCGCCTCGAGGCGACGCACGGCGGACTGGTTCTGCCCAAAGGCCTCGGCCAGCTCTTTCCGGTTCGCTGCCGACGTCGCGATCGTGATATCGGTCATGCTGCCAACGGCTCAGTGGTAGCTTCGAGCGAAGCGAATGAGATCGGGGCCGCGTTGTAACCCGCAAACCGATAGCCACGGAAGTTGCGGAAGAAATGCTTCGGGCGCCACTGGACGCGCTTCTTGGTCTGCCCCTGAATGCCCATCGACTTGAACTGCGGTCTGCTCCACACCAGCCCGTCGTCCGTGTATTGCATGCTGATCGTGTCATTCTCGCTGAGTGCCGAGCGACCATACGTGCCGATCAGCTCGAGCGCATTGACAACGATCCCCCGCGCGCCGTTGTAGGCGAAGACGGTATCGAACTGCCAGCGCGCATCAGCGCCATATTGTTGTGCGGTAGTCGGATCGACAAACCCCATGCGCTGATCGGTCTTATCGCCGAATATGAACTTGCCGTAGCAATAGACCGGGTGCCACGCGCGCCACGCGCCGCTACCGTCTGCCGATGAATCGAGCATGTACCAGAGCGGCATCTTGGCGTTCTGGGAGCCCATCACGTCGTAGACGAAGGTCTGGTTCGGCAGGTGGAGATAGATGAACTGCTGTTCCTTCTCCGCGCGGTATTCGAGCGTCGCGCCATACAGCTGGGCCTCAGTGTATCCGGCCAGCACCATCTGGATTTCGCGTGTTGCGATCGGTTGAGCAATTCCGAGGCCCACGGACAGGAACACGCTCGGCGCTTCGTCCGCAGCACTGCCGACGAAGGCGAAGCCCTGGCTTGTGATGCATTTGGCCTGCGGGCCGATGACCCCCTTCTGGATCGTCGCACCGACGTTCTCCTGAAACGGGTATCCAGTGCCGCCCACGTTGTCCATCACCGCGATCGTGTACCGGTTGCACAGATACAGCTCGTTGCGGAACTTCAGTCCACCATTGAGCGGATCTGGCGAGTTCGAGTCGCTCCCATACTTCTGGGAATTGATGCTGAACTGGTTGTTGAGGTCGGTGACGTACGAAAACGCGCCATCAAACAGGACGAAGTAGCCACCCATCCAGAGCAGATCAATGGGAGACCCAACGTTTCCATCCATGCACTGCTGAAGCGTCGGCAACCCTTGCGTTGACCCGCTAGGCAATTGCGTCGTCCAGAAAAACAGGGTCTTCGCGCTGACGATTCCGATGCCCTGGTTCGGAAATCCATAGGCCATCGAGACAGGAAGACCGTCATTTGGAAGTTGGCCCAGCACCTTTACTGCACCGGTTGAGCTCACCGAGACGAAATTTGTCCCAATCACGCGGTAGCACATGCCCTGCCAGTTGATGCCGCCACGGTCAAACCCGGTGAGCGCGGCCGCGCCGACATCGAACCGCGTCAGGCCCTCTGCCGAGCGCAGGAACATCCGGGAGATACCGGATTCCTTGAGTACGGGAACAAGGTTGCGCGGATAGGACGTGCGGAACTCTGCCCCGCTGTCCGTATACGCGCCGCTCGCGATCGGGATCTGCATAACGCGTCAGGCTGCCGCGCTCTGGAAGCCCTCACCCGGCGTCACATAGACGGTCCCGGTGTTCGCTCCGGTCGCAAACAGCGACATCGCACCGTGCGTGTCGGCCTTGGTGATCACCTCGGACGAGTTCGGGCCGATCGGATAATCCTTGATGGTCGCCGGATAATCGTCGGCAGTGTTCGAGCAGCGCACGAAGACAGGGAACGCATTCGGGTTGAGCACGCGCACCGCCTTGGCGAGCGGGTCAATACCGATGAGCGATGACGTCGAGCTCACCGTGACTGCCTGGGTCTGCTCATAGGCCGGCGAGAAAGGCTGATTGAGCATGGTTCAGACTCCATCGAGAGGCTGCACGACGAACGTCGCGCGGTTAATTGCAAGCGTCGTCGCCTGATCGGCCGACGCGACAAGCTGAATGATGTCGCCAGTGTTGATCACACTGTTGACGTTGTTCGGGTTCTGCAGCACGCCGGCGAAGTTGTAGCAGTCCGCCACACCCGTGCCGACCTTCACTGCCTGGAACTCTGAGGTGTACAACGTGCCGCCGACCGGACCCGTCTGAACCTGAAGCGTGAGCACACGCGGATTCGGCAGTGAGCCATCGAGCGCGACCCAGAAGTCGAGCGCCTGAATGGTGCGCGTTGCCTGCATCAGGCCCGTGACGACATTGAGCGTCAGCGCCTGTCCACCTACTTTCACGATGCTATTGCCGTTCGCGTCATACGGCGCGACGACAGCGGGCAGCGTCGTGAGTGCGAGATTCTCGGCTTGCGTGCGTCGCAGTCCATACAGGCTCGCAGCGCTGAGGATGCCGCTCGGCAACGTCAGCGCGCTCTGCAGCAGCGCCAGAACCGAACTCAGGCTGGCCTTGCGCGGCTGGCCAGAGTTCTGATTCCAGATCGCGATCTGGTCGGATAGCTGCGGCGTGGTATCCGACGACAGCTGATTGATGTTCGACATGTGCGGTCCTCAGTTGCTATCCGGCCACGGATCGCCGCTCGGTTCGAGCAATGCGTCGTTCGTCGTGGTGACGCGATCGACGGGCGCGAAAAACTGTTGGTTTTTGGTGTTGCGCCGATTGCCCATACCGATCGGCATCTGCCGTGGCATCTGCATCTGGGGAATCTCGTAATTGCCCATCAGCAATGTCTTGTAGCCGTCCCGCGCAGCGATGCGCGTGTCCAGCGATACCTGCTTGCCGATGGTCGGCGCAAGACGCAGAGCAAGATTCGTGATGAATGCCTGTTCCGACCAGTCAGGAATGCCAGCATCATCGTTCGTGCTACTGGCATCTGCGGATGGCGGAATGTTGTAGCCAATCCGGATCCCGCGCGCGTCCCACTGGGTACCCATCCGGTCGCAGCGCTTTAGCGCAGTCGTAATCTCGTCAGGCGAAAGGTCGAACACATACCCAGCGAGGCCCAGTTCCTCATAGGCCCCTTCGATGAGTTCGAGCTTTGTCGACACGCGCGCCTCTATGCAGGTTGCTTATCGCCGCCGGCAGCCTGCTTCTGCTTGCCGGCCGCTTTCGCAGCTTCAGCCTCGACGACGATCCGCGCTGCCTCAGCTTCGGCTTCAGCCGCCTGTTTCATAGCCGTCGGCGTCAGATACCAGCCCTGCTCGAGGTAATCCGGAACCTCATGTTCATCGACGATGATCTTGTCGACGTGCACACCGTGAATGCGCTCTTCGGTGCCCTTGCGATAAAGCATCGTCGCTGACTTGAGGCCATTCATCCTGTGATCTCCGAAATGGGAGCAGCGGCCCGAAGGCCGCCGCGAGGTTTAACGCGGAACGAAACTCATCGTTGGCACAACGCTATACGTCGTGATGACCTGGTCACCGGTGCTCACTGGCACAACGCCTGGCGATACCGCAGCGATTGCGATGGTCGTTGCGCCGCGCTTGAGCTGAATGTTGCTGACCGTGCCGCCCGTCACCACCACCGATCCCGCTGCCTGTGCGGTATAGGTGTAGGGCGACGCGCCAGGCGCGATGTTGGCGATCGGCTGCACATGGCCCCACGCGGCGCTGTTCGAGCCACCGATAACCTGCCACACGGTGCCGTCCGACTTGAGCTCAATGACCGAGTTCTGGGCGTTCAGAGACTGCGATGCCGCGCCTTCGATCAGGGAGCCATCAGCCGTGATGACCGTGACAGCGTTAGCGGCCGCGAACGCCGCGTCGCTGCGCTTGATCATCTTGTGCTGGCCTTTAGAGCCGGACGCAGCAGGCAGCGTAACCTGCACGTTCTGGCTCGAAGCATCGACCTCAATCAGGAAGTCGTTGTTCTGCGCGGCATAGGGCGATGGGTTGGCATCGGCCGCTGCTGCGACGAGCTTCGTAATCGGCTCGTACGTGTATCCGGCGCCGCCGCCGGGACCGACCGGGCTCTGGCCGTAGTCGGTGGATCGGGTGATTTGCATGTCGAACTCCTGTAAGGCCTGATTTGGCCGGCGATCAGACCTGATTGAAGAGCTCAACACCGCACATCTCGGTATTGAGCACAGCGACGCCGAAGAACACGTCCGCGCGGTACAGGATCGTCTTGGTCTTGATGTCGTAAAACTTCTCAAGCTCCATTTCGATACCCTGCTCGGTCGTCGCACGCAGCACCTGCACGCCAGCATCGGTCGGCGGTGCGAAGCGGCCCGGAAGCAGCTCGACAGCGGACTTCTTCCAGTGCGGGTTGAGCGCAGACGCAGCCGTGTTCAGCCAGGTGATTGCAGCGCCGTTGGCCGGCGTCGCGCTGATGTTCTGATAGCAGATTTCGGCGTTCGAACCACCCTGACCGCTGATGAACGGAGGCGTGATCTGGAGGTGGGTTCCGTCGACGACGGTCACCACACGGAAGGTCTTCGGCTGGCCGGTGTCCTGCTTCGTGATGTGATGCACCGAATCGACGTTCGCCACCTGGAAGCAATCACCCGGCTGCACGCCAGCGGTCGCACTGACCTGGATCGTCTGGAAGCGGTTGTCGACATTGGTCACCTCTCCATACGAAGCAGCGACTGTCGCCTGCGGCACGTAATACTGGTTCGCCGCGCCGATCGTGATGGCACCACCTGCGGCCGCGATGATGCGCGGTGCGTAGTCCATCTTGAACACGCTGAAGTTCGACACGTCGCCGATGTATGCCTTGTCGTAGGCAGTTTCCGGACGACCGGCCATCGTCTGACGGCCAGCGAGGTTACTCGCCATCGAGTTGTAGTCGCGCGACGAGAACGCGGCATAACGGTCGTCAGCACCGATGCCCTGTTCGTTGTAGATTGAGTCCACCGCGGCAACGTCATCGAAGCCGCTGGCAGCCGATGTGCGCTTCACGACCAGCGAACCGAGCGACGTCACAGCGCCATTCACAGCGATGTTGATGTCCGAGGCCAGCTTCGTCTTCGCAGCGTCACCGAGACGGTTCTCCTGCAGCGCATCGCGCAGCTCGAGCGCAGTCATCGTCCACGGCACCGAGCGCGGCGTGTTGATCGACGCCGGCACGGACAGCTGGGTATACGAGTTGAAGTTGCCGGTCATATCGGTGCCCGAATACGATTGGGCGATATACGGCATCGGGCGCCAGATGATGTTCGCCGACCGTTCCATTGCTTGCTGGTCGGTCGTGTACTTGCTCACCAGACGCGACATGACGAGCATGTCATTGAAGCCTTCGAGCAGCTGCTCGAACGCGACACGCTCTTCCTTCGAAAATGCGTTGCTCATTTTGCTTGTCCTCTATCCCGAGTTGACAGAGAGCAACTGCGGCGAACTAGCGCTGTTGTTGCGCCCGTTTAAGCTGTGCCTTGTAGGAGAGGACCTTCGAATAATCGCCAGTCTTTTCCGCCTCGGCCCGCAGCTGCTCCAGTTTCTTCTCGCCACCGCCAGCCGCCGGAGCAGCAGCCGATGACGAAACGCGCGCTTCTGGCGCGGCTTTGGTTGCATTGCGGGTGGACACTTTCAACTCCTTTTCGAGCTTGCCTGCCGCGAATGCGAACCGGACGGGATCTGTGATTTTGGCGAGGTCACGCAATTTGTTCGGATACTTGCCCAACGCAGCTACCAGTACTTCAGGCTTGTCGGAACCAGCCAGCAAGATGCCCTGCTGCACCGGCGAAAGCTCGATAACAACCGTCGCTTCCAGTTCCTTGAAGTCCTTGATGCGTAGCGCCTTCGCGCCGCGCTCGTAGGCCGCCAGACGTTCCTGGTTGCCACGCTCGCGCGCTTCGGCTTCTGCGTTGACCTTCGCCGCAGCAGCATCGACTTCGGCCTTATCGGCGTACCACTTGCCGACTGCCGCATCGAACTTGCCTTCGTCGTAGTCGAAGTTCTCAAGCTTCGGCTTCGGGCCGAGCGTGGGAACTGCAGGTGCTTGCGTTGGCCGGGAGACAGCTTCGCTCGCTTCTTTCTCACGGAGCTTCCGTGTGAGTTCGCGATTCTGCTTCCGGAGATCCTTAACCCATTGCGGGGCGTTTTCCTGCCCTTCTTCGCCTGAGGCCGGCGCTTCCTCGTCGCCAAACTGAATGACTGCTTCGCTGTCTTCTTCACCTTCCGCAGCAACGCCATCGCCATGGGCGGGTTGCGTTACTTCGGCAGTGGTGGCCGTCTGGCCTTCCAGATCGACCTCAATTTCAGCGATTACATGTTCATTCTCGTTGGGCGTTTCTGCCGTTGTGTCCATGAAAATCCCGTGTCAACTCACAGCTTGAGGCGCTGCGGTGGCCTGATTGCGTATTTCTATAGCTTTTGCAAATCAAAAGCAAGACGCTATTGCGCCATAGCAGGTTGCTGCATCGCGGAAGCGGCTTGCGGAGGAACCGGAGCTGCAGCAGCCGGCGCACCGGCGGCGGCTGTCGCGTCCTGGTTGGTTTGCTGGATCAGCGTATTGAGGATGTCCATTGCCGCCTGAAGGCGATTCGTGTGGGCATCAGAAAGCTTCGCAATGGCATCGGCACGGCTGTTTGCGGCATCCGCATAGGTCTTGACCGTATCGGCCTGCGCCTTGCCGGCGCGCGCGCTCGCTTCCTGCGCGGACGCCATGTAGAACTGGCTCTGCGGATCGGGCGGCTGGTTCGCCTGCGCCTGTGCGGCCGCGGCCATTTCGCGCTGTTCAGCCTCATTGGGCTTGATGACGCCCTGCTTGACGAGCATCTTGTGCAGATATTCCTTCAGGTCGTCGAGGCCTTCGCCGTCCATGTTCGACAGGATCAGCGACGACAGAATCGACGCCAGCTGCGGATCCTGCACGAACTGCAGCATGCCGGTGAGCGCTCGCACGGTGGCATCGCGCCGGCTGGTGAAGTTCGGGCCGACGTCGACAGTGACCTCATATTTCCCCTTCGATGGGTCATTCGTCACGCGCGCGGCACCGTCGATGATCTTTGGTTGATGCAGGCGCGCGACGCCCTGTGCTCCGTCCTTACCGATCGTTGTCATGCGGCGATCTTCCTCGTCGTACAGCTCGCGGGCCATGCCGAGCCAGATCTCGCCGCAGCGCTTCATCGACTTGCCCATGTTGTCCATGTAGATGAAGGCCTGCATGTCGATCTTGTTCTGCACCAGCTCGACAGCCTTGGCACTGACGTTCGACACAACCTGCTCGCCCGCTTCCTGCTCGCCGGTCACTTCCTGAATTGCCGATGCAGTGAGCTCGGTGAGCGCGATCATCGCCGGCGGAATGGCAGGCGGCTGCGTTGTACCGATCGGGCCTGCCGGAATTTCCTCGCCATTCATGTTCGTGATGGCGTTGATCAGCAGATACGGGTTGTCATCAATGTTGTCGTTGGCCCACGTGGTTTCGTGGCCCTTGATCTGCTCGGGCGTAAAGATCGGCTTCTGCCGCGGCGACAGCGCGGCAATCAGCGCGAGCAGCGAGATCTGCATGTTGAACAGGCGCTGCGCATCCTTGCCGAGCCGCACGTGGCCCATGATGCGCTCCTGATTGTCGATATATGCCCGCTTGGCGTAATACGGCACAACCGGGATATTCGGACCAGCGATGAAGCCGCAGTCTTCCAGCACGACACCGCCATCGTGAATCCACTTGCGCACGCGGCGTTTCTTGACGGTGCGCTCACGGATGTGCTGATAACCCTGGTCCTCCAGATCCTTACGATACTCGTCGGTGAGGTCTGCGTCTTCGACCTTGATGTCCTTCTGGTTCTGGTTGAGCAACCGGAACACGTGCAGCTTGCGCTTCACATCCTCGATGCGGTAATACTCAGCGATGTAGACGACGTCCGGCGTGTACCAGTCGAACTCGGTCATCTTCTGGACTTTGCGGAACGTCGCCGGCTGGCCCATTGCTGCACCGCCAAACGGATCGGCATCGCCCGTGCTGCCGTACTTCTCCGCATATTCCTCGCGGTCCATCGAGCTGATCACCCAGCATCGCGACGCGTCGCTCTTGTCGTACTTCTTGCCGTCGAGACTCCAGAAAACCGATGAGTCGGCATCGTAGATCGGCTCGAAGCAGATCTGCTGCGTCTCATCATCCTCATCGTATTCGTCGGTGTAGCTGTTGCGCAGACGCCAGGCGCCAAAGCCTCCAGCAATGCCCTCGTCGAACGCGTTGTCGTAAGCCTCCTGACCGCCGCTGCGCTGCTCATCGGCGCGGTATAGGTCATTCAGCAGATTGGCGGTCTCATCGTCCGCATCGTCATCCTTGGGCCGGTAGTCAACCGAGATGCGATTGTTGCGGTACTCGCTGAAGATGCGCACACAGGCCATGTGCAGCTTGTTGACCTCGAAGCGTGGCTTGTTGTCGAACTGCAGGCGAAGCGCGTCTTCCCACTGCGCACCGTCGACATAGACAAAGCGGCGATCCTGAAGGCATTTGAGCCGGATTTCCTGCTGCGACTTGTAAGCCATGTCGAAGCTGGTCAGCGACTCTTCAACGACCGCCGCATGAATCTCTGCCTTCGTCTTTGCCATCTTTTCCGCCGCAATTGATAGAATTATCCAATTGCATATAGCTAATCGATAGCGCTTTTAACGTCAAACGGTTATGCGCAGTTCCGGTCGAAGTTCGCAAAACATATACATCAGTTGCTGACTGAGGCGCTGGATCGCGTACGCCTCAAACTCAGCACTCGGCGCCTCTTCACCCCAATGCTTACAAATATTCTGGAAGATATGCACGCACTCGTGCACGAGCATGCAGGCCAACTGAATGCCATCTGTGCCCCTCATGCGCTCCATATCAACGCATACGATCGCCACGCTCTCCCCGACGCCCGTCGTATCGTCAAGCCAATGCATGGTGGCTGCCATCCCCGGAATGACAAATGGGCTCGGGGACTTAATCTTGAACCGCCGCATCTCGCGCAGATACACGCGCTCGTCGATACATAGGCCGACATTGCAGGGACGCATTAGCAGTGCGTCATCGATATATTTCATCGCAGGTTGTTCCAATGACTCGCAGTTCGAGGAATGGCAATCGAGCCTTTCGGCTCAGCCGCTTTGTTGATGACGGCGAGGCGCCGCATCATGTAGGCATAACGCGAGGCTGATAGCAAGTCGTCGCGCTCCTTCACGATCTGGCCGTTCTTGTCGCGGTGGTATAGGCGCTTCTCTTCGAACCAGTCGGTGAGGTTCGCGAAAACCTTCCACGTGCCGTTCTCCATCCGGTTCTGCATCTCCCACAAGCCAGCCTCGACGCTGTAACCGCCAGAAGGCCAGGTCGCGTGCACGCCGAGCATCTTGAAACCCGCGTCGGCGTATTGCTTCTTCAGCACTTCGCCACCGCCTTTTTCGTGCTGCAGACCATCGTGCGGCCATGCGTATGGCACGTCCTTCGCCCAGCCCTGCGTCGCGATGCGGGCCTGCGAGGCGTCTTTCTGGCTGGCCCGCCATGCATGCGTGACATAGATCGCGTCGGCGTCGCGATCATGCGCCAGCTGCACATGCGCCTGCGGGTGATCCCAGCCGAAGTCGAGGCCGTTCAGTACGAACCAGTGCGGCGGAATCTGGAAAGGTTGAATGGTGATCTGTTCATCGGGCACCGTGAATATCAACCCGGCGCCGACAGCCGGAACGCCCTTCGAACGCATCTCACGCTGGTAGGCCGGATACGCCGCGAGGATCTGCGCCTTCGCCTGTTCTGTCAGGTGAGGCGCGTCGGCCCAGGTGACATTCAGGAGGAACTGGCCTTCCTTGATGTCCTCCATGAACTGCGACACCAGCGGCGTCATGCCGTTTTCCGGCGTGAACGTCAGCGTCACCAGGCCGCCGCGGTTGTCGTCGCCAGTCAGCGTGCGCGTCAGACACTGCGGGTAAATATCCTGATCGCGTGGCTCTTCGTCGATCCAGATGTAATCGATCGAGTCGCCCATCAGCACATGCTGGCCCTGCTCATAGGCCTTCAGCGACAGGCTCGACCAGCCGCCGCTCACGTGCTTGATCTGCACATCCTTGATCAGGTTCTTCGTCTGTGGCGAGCGGATGAAGTCGCCAATGCATTCAGCCGGGATCGTGCCTTTGCCGTTCGGGCGATCACCATCGAAGTCGCCGAGCAGCTTGCGTTGGATCACGTCCCGTATTTGCTCACCTGAAACGCCTAGCGCCCAAGCGCGAATAGGCCGCTTGAAGCGATAGCCTTCCCACCAGTCCGGATAGCGGCCGGTCAGGTGCATTGCCATCTCAAACGCCGCGCTCTCCGTCTTGCCGACGCGGTTCGCGGCCATCAGCAGACGCTGGCGGTTCTCCGCGCCGGCGGCAAAGAATTTCGCCTGCCATTCATATGGCGTGTAAAAAGCGAGTCGGTTCTTCGCGCGTCGCTCCGCTTTCTCGAGCAGCGCGGCGAGCAGCTCAGCCTTGGCGAGCCGGATCGATTCCGAGGGCTGCGCTGTGCTGGGCGATGAGCTGGTCAAGTTGTTCATCCGTATAGTTTTCGACGCGACTGCCCTCGGCATTGCGCTTGTTGATGTCCTCGACAGCTTCCTTGTTTGCACGTAACAGGTTCACGCCGATCTCGCTGGCGTCGTTCGCCATTCGCGTCAGCGCAGAGATTCCCTTGAGCGCTTCGACGCCCTCAGGTGTCAGCGGATTAGCATCGTCGATCTCAGCCGACTTCGTGTGCGCAATGCCCGCGAGTCGTCGTGCGGTCGCCGCGCCATAATCCGCTGCCGCGAGCAGATGCTCGCTCACCGACATGAGGCGCGCTGCGAGGTTTTGCGCAGTTATCTGCGAAGCTATTGGAAGGCGTTGCAAAGCCGTATTGGCCGTAGCCAATTGATTTGCAACGGTTTTTATTGAATCTACGCGGGATGATAATTTCTGCCGGATGGCCGCTTCGGAGATTCCAAACTCCCGCGCGAGCGCGCGCCGCGCCTCACCCGCGATGAGGCGCCGCTCGACTTCAGCCCACTGCTCCGGCGTCAAAGCAGACTTGCGACCCATGATCTATCGTCCCGTCAGGAGATAGATTACGAACAGAAATATGAATACTTCGAGAACTTGGATCACGGCTTTTCCTTGCCCTTCGGTTTGCCGCCATTGGCCCGCTTCATGAGCTTCTCGGCGCCAGCCTTATCGGCCTTCCTGTCAGCCGGCGAGCCTTCATATTTGCGCTCAGCTGTCTTGAGGGTCATCTTTTTGGCGGGTTTGTCTTTCACTTCTTCCCTCCAGATTTCGTTACGCTCGCATAGCGCTCAGCTTTCTTGGCCGCATGCTGCTTCGCGGCGCCATGACGCATGCGATCGGCTTTGATCTCTTCGGCACGCGCGAGCGTCTCCGCATCGGACTCAGCGCGCCAGCGCTTATCCTCAGCTGACATTGCTGGTTTTCTGGTCATCTTTTGGCTCCGTGATGATTCCGTTGGTATAGGCGCAAGCGCGCCATGCCGACCACATCACGGTTCGGAGAACCTCCAGTCTCTCGGCTGGGATGCGATCGGGAGCAAGCTCTGACTCGAAAACCGCATTGAACAGCTGCCACTGGGTAGCAACCTCGGCGCGGCGCCGAGCCAGAATTTCGCGAAACTTCGACACGGTCTAAAGAATCGATTCGAGCTTATCGAGATCCGCATGCAGGCTCGCCACGGCTCCAGATTCGAATGTCCATAGGTGCGAGCGCAAGCGCGCGAGCGCGCTCCTCGCGGCTTCCCTCTTAGCCGAGTCGACCACGGCCACGGTCGATGTGCCGACGTCTTGCAAGGCATTGCTCACAGACGATGAGGTGTCGCTTGCGGACGTGCTTTCCGCAGGCGATGCAGCGACGTTTGGGACTTCAGCCATACCCTCCGCAGACGGTGTTGATGTCTCGGGCGATGTCGGCGCAGATGGCGTGGAACTCGGCGCCGGTGATAAAGCGGTTATCGCCGCCTGGACGTTTCCCGCTTCACTCACAGTCGCCGAACTCTCCGTAGAACCGACAGACGAGGCACCGACCGGCTTGGAGCTCAGCGCGGCATCCGCAGCCGCCGCAATGGGTTCCCCCGGCTGCGCGACCGCCGGCGCGTTCGATTCGGCAGCCGCGCTCTCAGCACCCGGGTGAATCAGGTGCTCGACCTTCTCGCCGAGGCTTTTGAACTCATCGACGATCTCACTGATAATGCTCGGCTCGCTGCTGCTGGGCGCCGCGTCGGCGGCGATCTTTGCTGATGCTTCGGCTACAGGGTCGCTCACGATATTTCCTTGATGGGTAGATTCATGCCGTATTTGACGTTGGACTTACGGCCGTTGTCCTTGCTGCTCAAGTGATACCCGTTACAAATCTGGCACCGGTAAAACCACAACTCAGGCGATTGCCCGACCTCGATGTAATGCAGCCCCGCCGCACGCGCCGTCGCTTCATCCGGATATCGGTTCTTGCCGGCACAACGCCGAACAATTGCTGTTACCTCCAGACCATGCGAGCGCAGTGGGGCATTCATAAGCGCGCCTAGCCGAGAACTTGCCAGTCTTCAGCCATCACATCGGTCTGCGAGGCGAGCCACGGCACAATCTTGCCGTCCGCCGTCTTCATATCGATGTGCGGGCAATAATCGATCTGCGTGCCCTCCGGATAGATACCGAGCAATGGCGGCCGGTTCACCGAGAACGTGCTGCCAGGTACGAGGAACAGGAACATGCCCTTACCGTTCCATCCGGAGCGCGCGACCTTCATGCCGGCCTTCAGCATCGCGACCGCATCACCAAACGTCAGAGACTGTGCGTCACCCTCGATGACCCGATATGCCGCTTCGAAAGTTTCTTTCGGCGACCAGCTCATGTAGCCATCTTCGTATTTCACGGCATAGCCTTCTCTGCCGTCCCGCTCTTCATGCCATGCGGTGATGATCTTGGTTCCAATATAGTTCTTCGTCACGTGCCTCTCCTGGTGGTGAGTAAAGCAGTCAATCGCGCCGCCGATGATCTTCGAGCGCTAGAAGCGGCACTTCCTTGATCTCCCGCACTGCCTCGGGCGGCAGATCGATTACGTTGGGATCAAAAGTGGTGCGCGCCGCCGCTATTTCTTCATTGCGCTGCCGCGCAGCACCGTAAAGAATGTGAAGCGCCGGATAGATGAATGGCTCATACATGATGGAAATACTCCGAGTGATTTGTCGACCGCGCGCGCCACCGAAAATAGCTCTGTTCAGCCTGCACATCTGTCAAGAAACGAAGCGCGCGGGACTCATAGACGTGATCTGGCAAGCGCGCCGCCGCGGCGCCGATTTCAATCTCGCCAACAGCAAACTGCTCCGCGACGCGAAGGCGGCAGATCGCAATTTGCGGCGACTCGTCGGTGAACATCCCGTGATACCGCCGGTTCATTTGCGCTTCGGCAAGCCATATAGTTTTTTGAATGCCTGTTTCGTCCAGGCACGGATGCGGGTAAAGCGTGTACTTGCAGCGGAATGCGATGTCGGCCGCGAGCTGCGAATTCTTCGTCGGTTCGTAGATCGAATAGCCAGATGGCACGACATCGATCCGGCAATAGCTTTGTCCGTACATCGTGCGCAGCTCGGCGATGAATCCCTCTGCGCGTGCGGTCCAGTAATCGAGTTCAGCGCCTTTCAGCTCGTCGAAATTCATTCCATACCTCGCACGTCCCACTCCGCGTCGCCACTCTCGAAGAACGGCGCCAGCGACTTCCGGTTGTCCTTCAGCAGCGCCTCGACGCGGCATGTGCCATCAGCATTAAAGAGCCGGCGCGCCGCCAGATCGCGATATTGCGGCGGCAAATCGACATCGACACACAGATATGCGCGCTTCCCAGCATCGTGGATCGGGAGTCGCACGCGGCTCACCAGACACTCGAATTGCTGCGATGACTCCTGCGTCGCACCCACAATTTCAAAATCTAGAGACATGCGAACCAATAGCCTCACGCTGCCTCCAGCAATGGCAATCCCATCTTTTCCGCTCGAACAGGCTCCCAACGCTCATATGCGCGGTCCCACACGTCGTATTTCTCCTGCCTCGGTGTGCCGACGCGGTTCTGGTCGATCCATGCATGACACGGGCTGCAGCCAGGCACGGTGTAGACGTTGTCGGCCTTCCTGGCGCCAGCTTTGCCGTGACGGCTCTGGTTCGAATGGCAATCGACTACCGACTGATGAGCCCAACCGATGCTGCAGCAGATACCCGGCACGCGCAGATAGCATTCTTCGCCGCGGCACGCGTCGATGAACTTCGAACCTTCGGTAACGGTCGGCCGCTTGCGACGCGACTTGATTGGGCCGCTGCGCTTCATCGGTGTGCCGCGCGACAGCACCACGTACGCTTTGCCCGGCTTGCGAACGAATCCTGTGCGCTTCATGCCAATGTCCCTAATACGTAGGCCGTTCCCATCAACACCAAGATGGCCCAGAACCGCCAGTCATGCATACCGATCCGCCGCGTAGATAGCACACATGCGGCACAGCCGAACGCAAGGCCAACGAAAGGGCCAACGAAAGCGTCATGCATGATTGCTCCACTTGGACCGAACCATGGCATCGATCGAACTGACCACAACCGGATCGGCACGCGGCCACCAGTTATCGCCAGCGCGATACATCTCGTCGACTTCGGTATCGCTCATGCCCGCCGGCATGCCAGCCGCCTTCCTGCGCTTTTCGATGAGGCGCTTTCGGTATGCTGCCGGCGTCGCCGACAAGGGCTTCGGCGCGTTCTCGCCCGGGCCGAAGACGTACACGATCTCGTGATACGAGCCGCGCCATTCGACGATGTGAGCGGTCTCGCGCAGCACCATCGCGGACAGCACGTCGCGGACAGACCGTTTCTCAGCGCTGAGCAGCTCTGCGACCTCGGCCGCCGTGCGCGGTACCGCCGCGGCATCATCCTTCGGGGCCATCAGTTCACGGATCTTTGTCGGCAACGACTGATGCACCAGCCCGATCGCGCGGGCCTTGGCGCGGATCGTCTCGATGCTGCGGCCGCCGAAGAGATGCAGATTCGCGGCGAGCGGGCGGCCTGAGGTGTAAATCTCGGTAAGCGTCTTCAGCTCGGGAACGGTCCAGACTCTGCGCATGCTAGATCTCCTGAATCTCGATGTTGTGCACGACCTTCATCAAATGGCGCTTGAGCAGGTACATCGGCGTGCGCATGCCCTTGACGTCCTCGATTACTGGTGTGCCGCGCGGCATCTCGTACACGAAGTCGGCGATGTAAAGCCGGGCGCGAAGCTTCTTCCCGGCGATCGTCGTGCCCGGCACGACCACAAACGGCACCTGAATCTTCAGGTTCGCGATTTCACCAGCCTTGTGGCGCGCCGCCAGCACGCGGTAGCGCGCTGCCTCGCGCTCGCTGTCGAACTTGATCCCGTCGACGATTTCTTTCCGATTGCCGTACTTCGTACGAGGTCCCTGCACTTCGCTGATCAGCTGCTTGATTGGCGATTCGAGCGATACCGGTTCGACGGATGCAAGACGCGCCGCCGCGCCGGCGATCTCGCTGCGAACGCGGGCAGTTCCGACACGGCCGCCTGCGATTGAGCCTTCCGGGAAGCGGAGCCTGTTCTTGCTCATGATGCGTAGTCGTCCACAGGCATGAGCGCATCGCCAAAGGTAACGCGCGCAAACTGGTAAAGGTCCGCAGCGTTGAAGCGCTGGGCATCGGAAAGAACGAACTCGACAGCAGCGGTATCACGCGCCGCCCGGGCGACCAGCACGCGGTAGTAGCGCCAGTCCTCGTCGGCCTTGCGCTCTCGCATGCCGCATTCAGCGCCATGTGCATCTACACCTTCCGGTGACCGGAACCACTCGGCCATATCTGGCTGTCCAACGGCAGCCGGTGCTGCCTCGGCATCGATGAACGTCGTCACAAACCCCGCGTACGTCGGCCGATCATCGCCATCGCGGCCACGCGCAGCCACCGCCAGCGCATGTGCCTCGCGAAGCCGCTGGGGCGTAATGCCTTTCCCGACCCATGTCAGCACGTGCACCCGGTCCCGGCTGCGGTCGATCGACAGGTCCTTGCCTCGGGCGCGCTCGAGCGAGATCAGCAAATCGGTGAGTTCGCGTTCGGGTTCAGGGTTCGGTTTCTCATTTTCAGCAGCAGCAGCAACGGACTTATCCACAGCGTCCGTCGCGCGCGTTGCTGCTGTAGTCTCTGTAGTAGTCTCTGTACTGTTAACGGAATGGGGATCTGCACTCCCGCGAGCGAGGGTTTGCCCATCCCGCGAATCAGGGTTTCCCGATTTGGCGGGATGGACTTTTCCCATTTCCCGAGATGGACTTTTCCCATTTCGGGAAATGGACTTTTCCGACTTGGTGCCAGCGGACTTCGAACCCTGCTTTTTGGTCACCGGATCAGACGAAAGGAGCAGTTCGAGCGCGTCTTCATCGATGCGAAAATAGGTCTTGTGCTCGATTCGTTTAGCGGTCTCGATCAGCACGCCTTTGGCCCGCAATGAGCGTCGAGCGCTGCGCTGCTCCTCATAGGACAGACCCGTTTCCTCCTCAAGCTCTTCCACGGTCTTGTGCACGCCCAGGTCGCTCGCGGCCTTGTCCTGCCAGTAGAAGATCTGGCAGAACAGCACCGACGCGTTCACGCCGCCCAGGTAGCGGCTCAGGAACGGGTAATAGGCGATCGGCCGACCCAGCTCGCGGAGAACGTCTGCTGCCCTCATGCGCGCGGCTCCCCCTGCGGTAGGGTGAGCCGATACTGAACACCGCGGCCCGGCACGCGCATGCGGACGAAGTAGCCGTCGCGCTCCAGCTCGGCAACGAACTTGCGCGCCGCCGACTCGCTGACGCCGCATTCGTGCGACAGGCGCTGGTGCGTAATGAAGCCTTCCAGCGTCGTCAGGTGAGCATTACGCGTGATCGCGAGCAGCACGATCTTCTTCAGGCCCGGGATCTCGAAGCGCCAGGCGATGTTTTCGTGATGCAAACTCATATGCGGATCCCAAGCCAGTGGTTGGCGAAACCGCGCAGCCAGCTGGCGGCATAGAGAAACGACAGCGCGAAAATGCCCCACTGGTGGGCTTTCCACGTGGCGTAGAACCAGAACGGCTGGGCGACCAGTCCGAAAAGGCAGGCGTAGCGACGACGGTTCATGTTCACGTCCTGCGACAGGAACACGGCGGCGACACCGAATAAGCCAATACCGATTTGCTCGAGCATCTGGACGCCCTATCGCAAGCCACATTCACCCGCGCCCTGCCGCGCGCATTCGCATGCCGCGCCGACCTTGCACAGGGTTGCGATTGCATCGAGATACGGCCGACTCACGAGCGCATAGCCCGCGACATCGATCGCCTTGTCGATCTCGGAAATGAGTACGCCCCGCTGGCCGCTCAGAAAGCGACTGACTTCGGATGCATCCCAGCCGATCTGTTCGGCTGCACGCTTTCTGTCGGGACCTGTGAGCACGTCCCGCAGCGCCTGTTCTATGTTCGGCTTGGCCATGGCTGGCAACCCCTAGCAATACAAGTTGAGTGCTGTTGCTGCAGAGCACCAATAAAGTTTGTTTCAAGCAGCGGTCGCCGTTTCTGGCGACGCGGTTCGGTAGAAAAATGCAAGGAGCTCTTTCTGGGTAACCGGCCAGCCGAACGCCTTGCACGCCGCCGCCAGACCAGCCATGAGCGCAGGCTTCGGGATCTTCCGGCGCGTCATCAGGTGAACCTCGATGTAGCCCCGGGTGGTCCCGGCGATCTCTGCGAAACGCCCGCGCTCTTCCGTCGCGAGGCCTTGATACAACGACTTGAAATCCATGAGAGGTCACCTGTGCGATCACTTCCTACAGATCATATACCTCCCGGGTATATGTTTGCAAGCGAACATATACCTGCGAGGGACATTTACCCAATAGGTATAAACACGTCTAATTGCGGCATGGACATTTGGGAAATCCGCCTCGCCAACATGCGGCTCCTCGCTCAGAAAGCGGGGAGCGGTGCGGCATTGGCGCGCAAGCTGGAAATGGCCTATCCGCTGCTGCAGAACTACATCGGAAAGAACCCCACGAAGAAGCTCGGCGATGTGCCCGTGCATCGGGCTGAAGACGCTTTCGAGCTGCCCCGCGGATGGATGGACAGACTGCATGGAACAGAGGAGAAAGCGCCCGCACCTGATTCATCGATCTGGCCATTTGCCGTTGAGCGCAGACGGTTTGATGCGCTGCCACCGCAGGAACAGGAGCGCATCGGGCGCTTTGTCAAAGACACCGTGGAAACATGGGAAGCGACACAGGCCCGGGACGCGCGCAAGGCCGGATAAGGGGACCGCCCGGCGCCGTCATCATCAGATTCCCTGTCGCACGACGCAGGGTTGTTGGCGAACCTGAGACCTGAATTCACCACAGAAGAAAACGAGCCCGCCACGAGCGGGCTCTTTGCTGTTCAAAATATATACCCCTCGGGTATTGACCAGCATCTACCTGTTGGGTATATTTGCCTCACAGCGTCACAGATCGACGCAAGAGGGGCGACCTGATGTTTAACTTCACGATTCTTTTCCAGGGTGCTGAGGTCGCTTGCGCGGAAGCCGAGCATTACGAAGACGCACGCGAGCAGGCCATCGAAGATGCTTCGGGCGGTTCTTACGCCGAAGTACTTCGTGACTGTGAATTCTCGGCGACGAGCGATCGCGGCGTCATCGGCCAGGTTACCGGCCCGCTGTTCATCTGAGGAGCAGCCATGTTCTATAGCGACTATGGCGTCAGGACCTACCGGGTCCACGCTTCGAATTACATCCTGCGGTTCGCCGCACATTTCGACCAATACTTGAATTCGCGCTTCGTGCGCTCGATCGGGTATGACCAGATCGTGTGGTGCTGAGATGAACCGCACCTATCACGACAACGATTTGCTCGCGGCGACATATGTCGGCCTTGGGCTGCTCGCGAAGATCTGCGCCTGTTTCGCTGCCGGCGTTGCTATCGGTGGCCTCTGGTATCTCTGCGTCGCCTTTCGCGCCGGGGTGCTCTGATGGAAACGCTCAAGTTCGGCCTGCGCATGTGCGCGGCTTTCGTCGCGATCGTGCTGATTCTCGCGCCGGCTCAGAAATGGGATGAAGCTCAGACCGAGCAAGTCCGCGCTTCGATGCGTAACACCTGATCCCGAAAAGGCTCACCGATGACTCTCTTTCAATCAAGTTTAGTGATCCTCTGCGCTTTTCTGGCAGGAACGGCCCTCGGCGTAATTATTGGAGGGTTGTGTGCCGTCTCCGCGCTCTCTGATCAGCAGATGCTGGACGCGCACAAATTCGAATGACCCCCCGCGCTCCCTTGGTCCGGAGCGTTTTGATGCCGGCCTGTATGTGCGGCTTTTTCTTGGATTCATCGTGGACGCAATCATTCTTTTCGCCATTGCCATCGTTGCCGCAGCTGCGGCCGGTGTGGCGTTGGGGTTGCTCTACCTGAGGAAGCGTTGATATGCGCGCCGCCATCCCTGTTACCGACGACATGATTGCTCGCGAGTTTCGCCTGCAACGCTGCCGCGGCTCTGCCATGGCGGCGATTACAAACCCGGCAGTGCGCCGCGTGCTCGAGCTGGGTGCGAAGGTACGCGCCGCGCGCGAAGCGGGCGCGGCGCGGCCCGTCGAGCGCGATGCCAAGTCTCGCGCCGCCAACGATCTGGAGTAAGGCGATGGCCTCCATCGAAAGCATTCTGCAGCTGATCGTCGACCGACCCGGCCTGACGGCAAATGAAATCGCCGACGAGGTCGATCTGGTTGCGTCGGACGTCCAGTCGCGACTGGTGAAGCACATCGAGTCAGGCAAGGTCAAGAAGGATCTGAAGGCGGTCGATGGCGGCAGGACGGTGTTCACCTACTTCCCTGGGCAATCGCTCATTCAGGAAGTGGATGGCGTGAAGCGCGCCACGACGACGTCTGGCAAGACCGGCCCGAAACCTCAGGCACTGCCAGGTGCCGCATCCGATTTCACGTTCGGCTTCTTTTCGAACGGCACCCTGTCTATCTCGAAAGGTAGCAAGGAGATCAGGCTCACCCGCGCTGAGGCGTCCCAGATGATTGATTTCCTTGATGCCATCAACATCGAAAAGATCGCTGGAGCCTGACATGCCACGCACCCCAATGACCGATGAAGAGCGCGCCGCGAAGCAACGGGCGCGCGTCGAGGCGAAGCGTGCCGCACGTGAAGCCCGCAAGACCGAACTGCGCATGCAGATTGAACTGCGCGCCAGCAAGATTCCGCCACACATCGCTCAGGGGGGGGTACAGACGGTCCGGAACTGGAAGGATGCACTCGACAAGGCTACCTCGACCGCGGATCTCTCGCGTGTGTCCGTCGAGCGGCTGGACGAGGTTCTCGAAACGCTGAAACGCCACACGGAGTAATCACGCGATGACCGTTTCCGACCTGATGGACGCGCTGCGGCGCCTTGATCCGGACATGACCGTCGCGGTGCGCACGCACAGCGATTTTCGTGAAGTGAGGGACGTAGAGCCTAGCGAAGGAAATCTCGCGGCGATCGACATCCGTTTCAGTGAGCGCGTTGCCGATGAGCCATCAGACGACTATTTCTGACTGACGTCAGTTTTTCTCAAAGGAGTTGCAATGCAACAGCTTCAGATTCCCCCACTGGCAGAAGGCGAAGTCTACGTCGGCGCGATTGGCGACAAGAATGGTGACGTCTATCACGTGGTGCTTCTACCGGGTGACAACGATGACGCCACGTTCGAAGCACAGCTCGCGTGGGCGAAAAGCATCGGCGGCGATCTTCCGACGCGCGTCGAGCAGGCGATGTTGTGGTCCGGCTTCCGCGAGCAGTTCAAGAAGGAATGGTACTGGAGCAACGAGATCCACCATCGCGAATGCGGTTGGGCCTGGTATCAGTACTTCAGCCACGGTAACCAGAGCACCCTCCGCAAGGGCCACGCGCTCCGCGCGCGTGCCGTCCGCAGATTGCCAATTTAACAATTCAGTAATTTTCAGGAGCGTTTGCAATGACGATTACGCTTGAGGCCATTAAGGCCGAACACACGAAGTTCGCCGAGATGATCGCGGCTTTCGAAAAACAGGCCGCAGCCACCGTGTATCACGTCGCCGCTGCATCGATCACGCTAGCACCGGGCGAGCGCTATGCCGGTTTGGTCCTCGGCGAGAACGGCGACGCCGACTATCACCTAATCCTGTTGCCTGGTGAAGTCGAAGACACCAACTGGGAAGCGGCCGGTAAATGGGCAGCAGAGCGCGGCGGCGTACTGCCGACTCGACGCGAGCAGTCACTGCTATTCGCGAACCTGAAGGGTGAGTTCCAGTCAGCCTATTACTGGTCCGGCCAGCAGCATGAGAAAGAGAGCGGTTGGGCCTGGTGTCAGAACTTCTACGACGGTTACCAGCACGGCTACCGCAAGGTCAGCGCGCTCCGCGCGCGTGCCGTCCGCAGATTGATCCTTCAATAATTTAGTCATTTATCAGCATGGCCATCCACACGCAACTGCCGATCTACAAGGTCGCTTACGACATGCTCGACGTTGTTACTGACCTCGTAAAAAACATGCAGCGCGACTTCAAGCGCTCCATCGGCGAGAAGATCAACACCGAGTGCATCGAGATCACGGTCCTTGTTTTTCGCGCCAACGTCGCGGAGAACAAGGAACCGCATCTAATGGAGTTGCTCGAGCGCTTGCAGGTCATTGAGCTGCTGGTCAGACTCGCCATGGATAAGCGCCTGATTTCGAAGCCCGCTTACGCCAAGACGATCGAATTCAGCACCAGCATCGGCAAACAGGCAAATGGATGGCGTCGCGCCGCAAATCGCCCGCTTCATGGAGGTCAAGGCCGTCATGACTGAGCGATCTTTCAATCTGGTCGTGCCGCTGGCTCACGAGGCCACCGCCATGCGCACCACGGACACCGCCCGCCAGCGTGCGGCACGGTCCGGCGCAGTTTCCCCGCTGAGCGATCGGCCGGGCGACGTAGATAGCACGATTAATGCGGTTGGGCCTGGTATCAGAACTTCAACAACGGTAACCAGAACAACAACCACAAGAACAACGCGCTCCGCGCGCGTGCCGTCCGCAGATTGGAACGGGAGTGCTGATTTCACCTTCCTCGAACTGGTCGAGGCGTATTTAGACTGCCGCCGCACGAAGCGCAATAGCGCCAGCGCACTGACATTCGAAGCGAATCTGGAGCGCAATCTCCGGAAACTATACGACGATCTGGCCGACGGCAGCTATGCGCCAGGCCGCTCGATCTGCTTTGTGATCACGCGGCCGAAACCCCGCGAGGTATGGGCGTCGGATTTCCGCGATCGCATCGTGCATCACCTGTTGTACAACCGGATCGCCCCGGGCTTCGAGCGCTCATTCATCGCCGACTCATGCGCCTGCATCAAGGGCCGCGGCACGCTTTACGCCGCGCGCCGCCTCGAGGCGAAAATCCGCAGCGTCACGCAGAACTGGTCGCGGCCGGCGTACTACCTCAAGTGTGACTTGGCGAACTTCTTTGTCTCGATCGACAAGGAGATCCTGCGTTCCCTGCTGCTCGCGAAAATTGACGAGCCATTCTGGGCTTCGCTCACCGAGCTCGTGCTCATGCATGATCCACGGACGGACTTCGAATTCCGAGGCAACCGGAAATTGCTGGCACGCGTGCCACCGCACAAGCGGTTGATGGAGCAGACCGCCAATCGTGGGCTGCCGATCGGCAATCTTTCTTCGCAGTTTTTCGCCAACGTCTATCTCGATGTGCTGGATCAGCATGCGAAGCACCAGCTGCGCGCGCGGCACTACATCCGTTACGTCGATGACTTCCTATTCCTGCATGAATCGGCCGAATGGCTGAATGCCGCGCTGGCTGACGTCGACGAGTTCCTACCGGTGAACCTCGGTGTCCAGCTCAATCCAAGCAAGACGATCCTGCAACCGGTCGCGCGCGGCGTTGACTTCGTCGGGCAGGTGATCAAGCCATGGACGCGATCAACGCGCCGCCGCACTGTCAACGAGGCCGTCAGGCGTATCGGCACCGTCGGCGCGGCCGACTTCCTCGCTCTGTCGAACAGCTACTTCGGCCTTGTCGGACAGGCATCTAGCAGCCATCACGATCGGGCTCAGCTCGCTAATGCAGCACGCCGCCGCGGTCACGCCGTCAATCATGCACTGACAAAGACCTACCGAGGTTCCGTATGACAAAGAGCCAATGGACCTGCGTCGAAGACGCGATGCCCGACGTGGGCGCCACTGTAATCGTCAGTTCCCACTATGCCGGCGACCCGCGTCGCGAGCGCTTCTATGCAGTATGTAACTATGACGGTAGCCTGTTTTTCTTCGATGATACCGGCGACGACATTTACGCACCGACGCATTGGATGCCGTTACCTGCCGCTCCCAGCCATATCGGCGATCCCACCGAAAAGGTCGAAATCGATCGCATACGGTTTGAAGCCGCTTGGCAGGCGCAAGGGCGCGATCTGTACGAAAACTTCAAAGCCTGCGCATGGGAATTCTGGCAAGCCGCGCATAAGTTCGGTGGAATGCTATGAAGCCCGTAAACAACAAAGCTGACGGCATGGTGCCGAACCGTCCGACGCCTGAAGGCTACAAGCTGGGCTCCGTGCTCGCGAAGCTGTCCGACCGCGGTGAACGAATTCTGCTTGCAGAAGACGGCGAAGCGCCCCGCCGCTGTGCGTCATGCGCATTTAAGGGCGGCACGTTCCCGAACGGCTGCCCGGAAACCGTTCTGGATGCGCTGAAATGCGCGGCCGAAGGCATTCGGTTCACCTGTCACCACTCCAAGCCGCTCGACAGCTCGAAGGGCTATTCCGAGCCATGCGCCGGCTGGGTACATTCGCGCGTGACCGTTGTGCGCATGGGTGGCCTTCCGGCTGAAGTCGCCGAGCTGATCGCTCAGCACAAAATTGAAGATGGGAAGCGTCGATGATTGACGCAGCAGCACGCATCATCGAAACAATCAGACGCGCATGGAGTATCAAATGAATACTGTTTTTCTGCTGATGGCGCAGTTCGGCGCCCGCGCAGTGATCCCGATCGACGAGGTACGGCGCGAATATTTCTCGCACCTCGAACTGGACAAGCTGTTGCGCAAGATCGCCTATGGCGAGATCGTGCTGCCACTCGTGCGCATCGAGGCCTCACAGAAGAGCGCCAAGGGCGTCTACGTGCAGGATCTGGCGAACTATATCGATGAGCGGCGCGCCGCCGCGCAGAAGGAATGTAATCAGCTCGCCGGCACGGTCTGA